ATGAACGGCGCACTTTTGAGCAGCAAGAAGATGGACTACTGCACACCGCAAGGCTTTTTCGATACCCTGAACGCGGAGTTTCATTTTACTTTGGACGCAGCGGCCACGGAAAAAAGCGCAAAATGCAAGCAGTTCTACACCCCGGAAACGGACGGCTTGACAGCCCCGTGGAATATCGGGGGGGGCAGCGTGTTTTGCAACCCGCCGTATGGCCGGGCGCTTGGGGCGTGGGTACGCAAAGCCTATGAGGAGGCACAGGCCGGAACAACGGTGGTTCTGCTGATACCGGCAAGAACAGACACGGCCTATTTCCATGACTACATATACGGGAAAGCGGAAATCCGCTTTTTGCGTGGGCGGCTGCACTTTGAGGACGAGGACGGAAACAGGTTTCCGCCTGCACCGTTCCCGTCGATGGTAGTCGTTTACAACGGAGATCATCAATGCTTGAACTAAACCAGTGCTACAACATGGATTGCATGGAGGGCATGGCACAATTCCCGGATGGGTTCTTTGATCTTGCAGTGGTTGACCCGCCGTATTTCAGCGGGCCGGAACGCCGGGGCTATTACGGCAGCAAGGTCAGCAAAATCGGCGTGTACCGCGACTACCCGGTATCACCCGCGTGGGAAATGCCGGGGCGGGCGTACTTTGACGAGCTGCGCAGAGTTTCCAAGCACTACATTGTGTGGGGCTGCAACTACTTCAACTATGAGTTCGCACCCGGCAGAATCGTGTGGGATAAATGCAAGAAAGGAACCAGCTTTTCAGACTGTGAGCTGGCCGCAACTGACATATTCAACACCGTGCGCCTGTTCAGGTTCATGTGGAACGGTATGCTGCAAGGCAAGAGCATTGCCGAGGGGCATATCATGCAGGGCAACAAAAAGCTGAACGAGGCGAGAATCCACCCGACGCAAAAGCCGGTGGCGCTGTATGACTGGATTTTTCAGAACTACGCCGCGCCGGGGTGCCGGGTGCTGGACACCCACTTGGGGAGCGGGAGCAGCAGAATTGCCGCTTACGAGGCCGGAGTGGATTTTATCGGGTTTGAGATCGACCCGACCTATTACGCAGCAGAGGAACAGCGCTTTTTGGACTACACCAGCCAAACAAGCCTGTTCCATCTAACATAAAACGCAGGAGGTCAAGACAATGGAAAGTACCAGTATTTCGGATGTGCGCAGGATGTGCCAGTGCGGCGCGTTCCGGGCGTATGTGCAGGGCGGCAAGGTATTCTTGGAGGATACAGCCACCGGGCAGGTGGTGCCGCTGAACGGCGAGAGCGGCCCGGCCAACACGGAGCGGCGGGCCGCACCCCACCGGGAGGACAGGCGCGGCAGCCGCGTGGAGCGGATGTTTGGTGCCCGTGACACTTGGAAAAGCGCCGACCCGGACGCAGACCAAGGGCCGTACAGGGGCTTTTTGATTGTGCAGTGCGAGGAGTGCGGCGCGATCAAGGCGTTTTGCGCCAAGCATGAAACATACGGGTACAAGTGCGGCGAGTGCGGTCACGAAACGCCGCTGGAAAAGCTGCGCCCGCTGTTTATGCACTGCAAGTGCGGCAAGAGCTTCAGCTACAAAACCAACCTGACCGCTGACCGGGTGACACATACCTGCCTTGCCTGCAAAGCGCCGGTGGATTTGGAGCTGAACAGCAGAAAAACCGCCTATGTTACCGTGGGCGAAAGGAGATAAAGAAAATGGCAAAGATTCTGTGCAACTACTTTGGTCTTAGCATGGCCGCCGAGGGCAAGAGCGAGTTTGTGGGCAGGCAGGCCGCCGCCTTTTTGGGCTATGTGCAGCAGGACGCGGAGCGCTGCGCCGAAAACTGCGGATGTGCCGAGGATTTGAGCGACGCGCCGGAGGAGATCAAGCGGGAAATCCTGAGCAACGACGAGGAGCTGCGCCGCAGGGAGCAGACCGCGCCGGGCGTGGAGCATGATGTGGTGGCGATTTACGACAACGCCGGTATTCCCTCCATCATGCACAGGTTCCGCCGCGTGACCAACAAGGAGCTTTTCGGCGGCAGTGACGCGGTACACCCGGCGTTCATCATCGGCGGCGAGGTGTACGACGAAATTTATATTTCAGTCTACGAAAACACAATGATTAACGGCAAGCCGTACAGCCTGCCCTTGCAGGAGCCGGTCACGAATATCACGATGGAGGATTTCGCGCAGGCGTGTTTCTCCAAGGGCGAGGGTTGGCACTGCCTGACGGCGGCGGAGTGGGGCTTGCTGGCTGACACCAGCCTGAAACTGGGCACCCTGCCACACGGAAACACGAATTGTTCCCACTGGCACGGTGACGACAAGGAACAGGGCATTATCATTGAGGACAGCGACAAGACGCTGACTGGCAGCGGCCCGGCTACTTGGACGCACGACCACACGGCCAGCGGCGTACATGATCTTTGCGGCAACATTTGGGAGTTTGCCCGTGGTGTGAGAATCCGCGACGGGGCGCTGTGGGCGGCGGAGAACAACGACGCGGCCCTGCCCGAAACGGATTTGACCGAGTGCGGCGACGGATGGAAACCGATCACGGATGCGGAGGGCCACCCGCTGTATGTTGCGGTGGAAGATAACAAGATCACCTTTAACACCTATCCGAGCATTCACCGTGACTACTGCGGCTGCGCGTGGGGGAATGTGCGGATGAACTGCGACAGTGAGCAGCTGCGGGCACTGGCCCTGTTTGCCGGGGAGGAAAAGGCCGGGTGCTATGTGGACAGCACCGAGGGCGAATACATACTGTTACGCGGTGGCTACTGGGGCGATGGCGGCGATGCCGGGGTGTTCGGTTCCTACCTGAGCACCCCGCGCTCCAATGCCTACGGCCTCATCGGGGGCCGTTCCGCTTATTTCAAGAAGCACTGAAACGCCGGACACTGAAACACTGACCGCCAAGCGATAGCGCGGCGGAGAAATGAGGGCACTATGGAAGTTTTGAAAGCTATTTTCGCCGCACTGGTTGGCCTGCTGGTGATCTTTGCCTGCATTGCGTGGGCAATCGCCGCCGTGCTGGGGCCGCTGGCAATTATCAAGCTGTGTGTGCTGTGCCTGCTGGGCTGAAAGGAGCCGCGCCATGAAGTTGAGCAAGTTTGTGAAACGAGCCAAGAGCGAAAGCTACTGCATGGTAATCCATGCGGACGACAGCGGCATTTGGCTGGGCACCCGCTTGGCGCTGTACAATGCCACGGAGCTGCCCGAAATGGAGGGCAAGGAACAGGTAGGCGCAGTGCTGGACATTGACAGCAAGGCGTGGGAAAAGATGTTCTTTGACGAGAAGTACGCCGAAACCGCAGGGGCGGCCTTTGGCGTGAACCTGACGGACGCTGACCCGCTGGAACAGGAGGCGCGGCGGGTGCCGCTGGAAATGTTCTACAAGGGCATGGGGCTGGTTGGCCTTATGTATGGCAACGCCGGGGAGCTGATCTTCTACGATTCCGCGCTGATTGCACCCATTGCCGATGTGGTCAAGAACAGCGACTACATACAGACCGTTGTGCGCAAGACCGCTGGCGGTGCGCCGTATGTGGTTATCAAAGACGGGTTTGAAGTGCTGGCCGGGTTTGTGCCATTGAAGATCATAACCAAGCAGTTCTTGGAGGATTTGAGCGAGTTTGAAAGCGCCTGTGTGAGCCAGTATATGCGGGAGCAGGAACGGGCTTTAGACGAGGCAGACCCGGACAAGCAGGACGGGGGCGCGGAGCAGATCGGGATGGAGGACGCAGAAAGTGAAAGCGAGTAATGCACCCGGAACCCTAAAGCCTATCCTGTTCAACACGGAAATGGTGCGGGCAATCTTGGCGGGCAAAAAGACCTGCACCCGGAGAATTGCCAAGAGCGAGAAACCGCCCTTTGCGGTGGGCGACATCCTGTATGTGCGGGAAACATGGTGTATTAACACCTTTGGAACGCACTACCGGGCAGACTGGCCGAACGGCGCTTGCCCGGAAATGGACGGCGACGACCGATGGCACCCGTCAATTCACATGGGAAAGGACATTGCGAGAATTTTTCTGCGAGTAAAAAGCGTCGAGCGCGGGCCGCTTAGAGGCATGGAGGTTGCGGACTTCCAAAAAGAGGGCGTAAAGCCACAAAACAGGCCGGGCGGCTGTAAGTGTGCATGGGCACAAGAGGAATGCGTGGAAAGGTCGTGCGAAAACCGCGACGCCTATGAGTGGTGGCGCTACATGACCTCGTTTCGCAAACTGTGGGATAGCACACTACCGGCGACCAGCGTTCAGACGCTGGGCTGGAAAGCAAACCCGGATGTATGGGTGATTGAGTTTGAAAGAACCGAGCGCCCGGAAAGTGTGAAGGACTGAAAATGAACATTGTTTCTTTCGGCGGTGGCACAAACAGCACCGCAATGATTATCGGGATGTATCTGCATAAAATCCCGGTTGATCTTATCCTATTTGCAGACACGGGCGGCGAACAGCCGCACACCTATGAATTTATCCGGGTGTTCAATGCTTGGCTGGAAAAGCACGGTTTGCCAACGATCACGCCGGTGTTTTATACCGACAAGGACGGAAACCGGCTGACCTTGGAGGCGGAATGTTTGCGATCACACACGCTGCCCTCTATCGCCTATGGATTCAAGAAGTGTTCCTTGAAACACAAAATCGGAACGCAGGAAAAATTTTGCAACCACTATCCGCCGTGTGTGGAAGTTTGGAAAAGCGGTGGCCGCGTCAACAAGTACATTGGCTATGACGCAGGCGAAACCCGCCGTATTCAACACGCCGCTGCCATTGACGAGGTGGACAAGAAATATGAAAAGCACTACCCGCTTTATGAATGGGGCTGGGATAGAGCCGAATGTGTGCGTGTGATCGAGCGGGCGGGGCTGCCAAAGCCGGGCAAGTCGAGCTGCTACTTCTGCCCGTCGATGAAAAAGAAAGAAATTCAAGCGTTGTGGGAGAACAACCCGGAGCTTTTTCAGCGGGCGGTTGACATGGAACACAACGCGGCGGACAGCCTGACCAGCATTAAAGGGCTTGGCCGCAAGTGGTCATGGGAAAGCTACCACGACGAATTTATTGAAGCGCAGGAGCTTGAAAAAGCGCAGTTGACCTTTGACGATCTTTTCCCGGAGGCACCGGGCGGGTGCCTGTGCGGTGCGCCGTGTGGTTGCTATGACGGGTAAATCAAAAACAGAATAAGCCTTGCAGGCCGGGCGCGGAGCGGGATTGTGCCCCGCCCGGCTGCTTGATTTTTTAGCCTTGCCGCGCTGCGGCGGGCTAAAAAAATACCGCCTTGGGCGGTTTGGGGCTGGTATACCAGTAGTAAGTTAAGCACCACGGCAGAAATGCCGGGGAAAGGGGTCAAGGGGGAAACGAGGGCGGCGGGCACTGCCTGACCAACAGCAGGACGGAAAGAGAGCCGCCCGGTGTTTCCCCTTGCCTGCGGAGCAGAGTGTGGTATTCCAGCAAGAAGAAAATAATACAGGGGTGCGGGGGTGTAGCCCCCGCGTGGGAAGTAACCACCTTGGGAGAGGGGCAAAAGCTGTGAAGTCGATCTATTACAGAGAGCAAAAGCACATCTGCGGCAAGAGTTATGCCACCGCCCCCTACATGGAGGTTGATCTATACCCCGTGACCCCGAAACAGCACAAAGCAAGCCGCCGCGCCAAGCGCAAGGAGGCCAGCACCCTTGCACAGCAGACCTACAACGACAACAGGGCCAAGCGATACCATGTGCAGCTTGTCAATGCCAACTTCGGCAAGGGTGATTTTTCGTGGACAGGAACCTATGACGACGACCACCACCCGGAGCCGGGCGACATGGCCAAGGCTGACCGCGATTTGACGAACTACATAAAGCGCCTGTACCGTTGGTGCGATAAGAACGGCGTACAGCGCCCCAAGTGGGTTGCGGCCACCGAGTATTGCACCGTGCAGGAGGATGGCACGACCTGTGGGCGGCATCACCACCACGCGATCATACAGCACACCGACGGCCTGACCCGTGATGTGCTGGAACAGCTATGGGCAGACAAGGCCGGGCAAATCGGCTTTACCCGCTGTGAATACTTGGATGTTGACCACGGCAGCGTTGAAAGTCTTGTGCGGTATATCAGCAAGAACAAGCGGTGCGCCCGGAGCTGGCGGCAGAGCCGTGGCCTTGAAAAGCCGAAAACACCGCCGCCGAACGATACCAAGTGGAGCCGCAAGAAGTTGGACGAGGCAAGCACCCTGTACATCGACGATGTGGCGTACTGGGAGCGGAAATACCCCGGCTACACCCTGAACCGGGTGGAAACGCGGGTAAGCAATGCCGGGTGGCGGCACACAACCGTGATTATGCGTCGGGCGGAGTGCTGGCACGGCACACCGGGGCGCAAGGTCACACCGAGAATGAACAGGTAAGAAAGGGGCACAGGTCTATGCTGTGCGTGAAAAAAGTTATCGTGATTTGCCGGGAGGTCAACAGGCAGACCGGGCAAATTGCCGTGTATGTGGTTCCGATGGAAATTGACGAACACACGGTTGTGCGTTTGAGCCTGCGGTCAATGTTCAACCCGGAATTACGCTATTTCTTCGCGTATGAAGATGTTTACCAAGAACAGAAACAGGAAATCACCGCCATGCTGAAACGCCGGAATATTACCAAGCAGGAAGTTGACAGCGTGTACGGGATATCGTAAAATATTACGGGGGAATCCCGGAGGCTATCAAGCTGCTTAAACGGGAGCGTGACGCGCTGGAAGATGAATACAACGGCTTGGGCGGCCTTGCTATGGACGGTATGCCGCATAGTTCGGCACCCGGCAACCCCACCGAGGCGCTGGCCGTGCGCGTAATCGAAAACGGCGTGAAAAACCGCTTGCAGGAAATCGGCGTACAGGTGGCGGTCTTAGAGGGCGACGCAGCCAACATCCGGGGCGCACTGGACGCGGTGAACGGTAAGTACAAGTCGGTCATAATCATGCGGCTGATTCGTGGGTACAGTTGGACAAAAATTTCCGGCAAGCTGGGTGTGCCGGACAGCACGGCGCGGAATTGGCACGGCAGGGCCGTGGAACGGCTGGGTGAGGTGCTGGAAGAAGTGCCGATGGTGGACGAATTGGCCGAGCGGGCCACGCGCGCGCGTACATAATATGCGCCGGGAAAAATCCCGTAAAAATCGCCCCTGCCCCGGCGGGATTTTTTGCGTGTAAAAACCTCTCTTTTGGAGCGGGAAACACGGCGGGAAAACTGGCCGAAAAAGTGTTTTGGTCAAAAGATTTCACCCGGCGGGCGGAACCTTTTCCACTGATCGGGAAAAGCCGCTGGAAAAACAATTTGCGAATAGGAGGAATAAGGCGTGAAAGCGGAGCGGGATTTTAAGCTGGTTTGCACCGGCGGGCCGTATGGCGACTGCTGCTGTTCGTATGCTGTGGAGCTGCGCGGAGAATGGACGGTGCAGGAGCTTGTAAAAGCTGTTTTGGAAAGAAACCCGTGTGAATGGGGCTTTTTCTACATCCAAAGGGCCGGGCAAAAGTGGTACGAGGCGCAGGTGAAGATTGAGTATCAATACGGAAAGCTGAAAAGCACTGTGCCGGAGAAAATCGCCCGCAAGAAAATCAAGCGTGTACACAGCAACGGCGGGTGGTCGTTGATGGACTACTGGATAGAAACATAAAAGCCCGGCGGGTAGCCGGGTAAAGGAGGTGCGTTTTTGTGAAAAGGCTTGTAAGCCGGGTGCTTGCCCGGCGTGTTGTGGCAGAAGTTGAACAGATATGCGGCTTGAAAATGCCGTTGGAGAGTACAAGGCAGCTTGTGGAGCAACAGAACTGGCGAAAAATCGCGTATATTACGGCAGACTGTTTTGTGGTGCGCCCGCTGCGGCGCTGGCTGAAACGGAGGCATGAAAAGTGAAATTGTGTGACAGGTGCAGGGTGCCCGGCTGCCTGCTGGACTATGGCGGCAAGGCTTGCAAAGAGGCTCGAAAGAAGCATTGCCCGGATGTGGTTTTTACCAATGCGGACAAGATCAGGGAAATGGACGACGAGGCGCTGGCGGTTGCGATCATGTGCCCGCACGACGACGATAAATGCCCCGGCCCCGGTGACGCGAAAACCTGCATAAAGTGCTGCTTGGACTGGCTGCGGGAATCGGCGGAGGGGTAAGCATGGCGCAGATTGTGACGGCGCAGTTTGTGGGGCAGACATCTTGCGGGTTTGTTCGTGAGAAATACTATGAAATCGAGATCAGCGCCGGGCGGAGCGGGTGTTTGTGTGTGTGGGATGTGCAGGGGCAAGGCTTTTGCCCGTATTCCACGCTGGCCGCTCTGCGGAAAAACTGGAAGATCATCAACAACGAAAAAACGCCCGGCGGTGAACCGGGCAGAAATGAGGCTGGATATGAACGAGGATATTTTGACCCACGGTGAAACCATGAGCGAGGAGCAGCTTTTGGAGGGGTTGCGTAAAACCCCCGAACTGAAACGGCGCTTGGTCATGCGCGTGGCGGCGGATTTGCTGGAAAGCGAGGCGTTTTTGGAGGCGTACCCGCATTTGGAAACCGAGGAACAAATAAAAACGGCGCTTACCCGGCTTTTGCACAAGAACAAGGTAAGCACCATTGATGGGCGGCGTATGGCCGCAGAACTGGCGGAAAGTTACGAGGGAATGTATTCCCATTCGGACAGATCGGAGGGGCCAGCGTCGGGGCATGAATCCCATTCGTCACAGCCTGTTACATGACAAAAAACATTGTCGGCTTCTGCCTGCGGCGTGTCGCAAGCCTCCCAAACTGTTTCGTTATGGCACAGGCCGAAAGTGCCGTCAGTCTGGCGCACGATCTTCAAAATGCCGATTGGTGAGCGATAAATCCACATAATAGCTAAACCTCCAAAATTGTTTTGTGCAATGCCTATAATACAGCGATTTTAGGCAAAAAACAACAGGAAAACACCCCCGGCGGGCCGTGTGGCCTTGGCTGGGGGTGTTGCTGTTTGCGCAGGTTTTGTGATCGTGGCGGGCGGTTTTGTGCCCGGGGCGGGCGGTTTTGTGCCCGGGGCGGGCGGTTTTGTGCCCGGGGCGGGGTTATTTGTGATCGTTGGGGCCTGTTTCGTGATCGGCGGGCGGGTTGCCGGTCAAGGACGGCGGCAGGCCGTTTTCATCCAGCGGGCCGGTGTATTCTGTGAGGTCAATCAAGGTAACTTCCGGCGGCGGGGGTATGAGCTTATAATACTTGCCGTTTTCGTAGTGCAGATCGGTCACGCCGTCATACCACGCAATATCCCCGTGTTGGGCTTGGGCGGCCTCCATGCTTTGCTGTGCCTGCGCTTCGGTCAGGCCGTCGAACAGCAGGCGGGCACCGTCGGCAAACTGGGCCACAAGGCGGTACGGCGGATAAACGGCCATGTTTTCGTTGTTCATGCGTTGCACCCTTTCGTTTTGTGTTTTGTGTTGGGTCTATTATACCACGCAATGCCCCGGCGGTGAACCGGGGCGGCGCGGCGTTTTGTGTTTTGGGGTTGTTATCCGGGGCACAATTTACAGGCCAAGCACCCGGCGGGCGGCGTATTCGGCATTTTGTGTTAGCTGGCGCTGCCATGCTTTGTTGCGGGGCGACCAGCGGAAACCGTTGGATTTGAGCGCGTCGCGGGTGTCTGCGTCGGGGATTTCGTCGAACAGGATTTGCAGGCGGTTTTCTTCGGCGTTGCGCACGATCTCGCCGCCGTCAAATTTCGTGGCGTTGTCGGGCTGCTGGGCGGCGGCTTGCAGTTTGTCCAGATCGGCAAGGCGGGCTTGTACGCGCTTGATCTTGCCGCGCAGGCTGGACAGTTCAAAATCGCCGTAGGGTTTGCCGTACAGCTTGACGGAAAAGGCGTCCGGGTCGGTGAGAGCGTCGGCCTGCTGATCGGTGAGGCTGGCATAGCCGCGCAGGGTTTTGTGCTTGCGGTAGTAGGCATTGGCGGCCTTGCAATAATCAAGGGCGTTTTGCTCCTGCTGCAAGCGGTCTTGGAGCAGTTCACGGGCGTGGGGGTCGGTCAGGTCTACCGCGCCGGTGCCCACGCTGCGGATTTTGTCAAGGATGGCGTCAATCTCCTTGTACTCCTGCCAAAGAGAATCGCGGCGGGCGTTCTGCTTTTGCTTTTTGTGTACCGGGAAGTTGCTGCCGCCGCAAACGAGGATGGAGGGGCAGGCCGATTCGTTGCGGTAATAGGCGTTGTAGTAGTCGGCAAGGCGGCGGGCGTAGCGGTCAAGCAGGGCATCCAGTTTGTCGTGATAGTAGGGGCTGATCTTGGCTTTTTGTGCCTGTACCAGTGCGGCGGCCTTGTCCACGGCGGCGCGGTATTCTTCCGTAGCGCTGCCGGGGCGGTAGTCGCTCATAGAATTAACATCGTTCGCACGGCGGGCGGTTTGTTCGTTGATTTCGTAGTATTGCATTTTGTGTGCCTCCTGTTTTGTGTTTTGGGTAATGGGGACGGGCCGCTTTACAACTGGCCCGGCGTGGCGTTGTGCCGCTGGGGGCTGCCGTGTGGTCTTATGCCCGGCGGCGGTGCCCATTGCGCAGGGCGGGCGGGGCCTGTTTTTGTGGTGATAAGCTGCCCGTAAACCGTGCCGGGTTCGCCCGGCGGCGGGTACAATCTGTTTTGTGGGGAGGTGTACCGGCTCCCGTTGGACTTATGCCAGCACCCCGGCGGGCTGGCGGCCATTGTTGGCGATGGGTGCGCGTTGTGAGTTCGTGCCGGGCTTGTGATCGTGTTTGTTACCCATGAGCGCCCACCCCTTGCAGGGTGGCCGGGCTTGCACCGGCGGCGCGTTATGCGTCGGCCTTGCGGGTCAATCAAGGCAAGTTTCGCGCTTGATTTTGTACTGCGCCTTGATTTTGTCATAGGCGCGGAGCGTGACCATGTAGGTGCCCTGTTCTGCGTCGTAGGTAATGCCGCGCCCGTGGAGCGGGGGCAGGCCGTCACGCAGGGGGCGCAGAAAGTAGTGCTTGCCATAGTAGGCAAGATCGGCGGCGTAGTCGCAGCCCGTGGGGGCCTGCTGCATTTCGTAGCAGTAGGAATACTCACCGGGGGCGGCGGCCTGCACGGCGGGGGTCTTGGCAGCCTCCAATGCGTCATAATCGGGGGCGTAGCCGTAAACCTCGCCGGTGCTGGGGTCGTAGCGGGAAACGGAAAAATCCGGGATGAAAAGCGCCGTGTTTGCGCCGATCTGCTGGGAGTAGCCACCGGGAACCGGGGCAAAGGTGCCGGGAATTTTGCGTTCTGTTGCTGCCATTGTGAAAGCCTCCTGTTTTGTGCTGTGTTTTGTGTGGGCGGTTTTGTGTACCCATGAGCGCCCGCCCCATGTGGGGCGGCTGGGCTTGCACCAGCGGCGGCGGGTGCCGTCGGCCTTGCGGGTTGTGTGGGTCAGTCGGAGATACAAAGCATATAGCCGCGCTTGGCGCAGATGATCGAAAGCCGGTTAAACTCCATGTAGCGGCGGAGGGCGTCAGGGTTGCGGGTGTCGGCCAGTTCTGCCCGGTGGCGCTGCATATATCGGCGCTGCGTGGCAAGCTCTTTTTGTGCTTGACGGTCAGACAGACGGAAAAGCGTGTAAGTGGTCATAGTGTGCGGCCTCCTGTTTTGTGTTGTGTGCGGGTGATCTTGTACCCATGAGCGCCCGCCCCGTGTGGGGTGGCCGGGCTTGCACCGGCGGCGCGTTATGCGTCGGCCTTGCGGGTTGCGTGGGTTAGAACATGGAAATTTGCTCACATTCTGCGGCGGGCTGTGCCGGGGAGGGAGCTGCGGCGGCCTGCTGCGCTGCCTTGCGGGCCTTGCGTTCGTCGGCCAGCTTTTTGTTATAGGCGGCGATCTCCTCCGGGGTCTTGGCCTTGGGGGCGTCATCCTGCCCGGCGGGCTTGACCTGATCGCGGGTGAACAAGTGCGCCTTGGCCATGTAGTAATGCGGGTCGGGGGCGTCGGCGTCGGGGCCGTTCTGCCCGGCCTTGGCGGCCTCTGCGCGGGCGGCCTTGGCGGCCTTGCCGGGGCGCTCGGTGTACTTCCACAGATCGCAGGTAATGGCGGCGTGTTCGCCGCGCTTGACGGAGTAGCCCGCCTTTTTCCACTCTGCAAAGGTGTGAATGGGCAAGCAGCCCTTGGCGGCCACGATGGCCTGCGCCTCTGCCTTGGTGTAAATGCCGTGTGCGATTGCCTGATTGATGATGATCTCGTTGTTAGTCATGGTGAAAACCTCCAAAATATTTTTTATTAGATCGGCCCGGCGGGCTTGCAGCGGGCCGGATGTTTTGATAAAATGGGGGTAGCCGCTGACAGGAGCGGCCACCCTTGCGAGGGGTGAAAAGGGTTCAGCGCTTTTGCCGGGGCTGAACCCGTTTTTTATTTCCCTGCGCTTGCCGTGGGCGGTGTTGTGCCTGCAATGTATTTCAGGCAGTCAAGCACCTGCGCCGGTGTCATGCCTTGCGCCCGGAGCCAATCGGCCAGCCGGTCAAGCTCTTTTGCTGTCGTGTCGTTCATGGCGTCCTTTCTCCTCCTGTCCGGGTATTCAGCTTGCGGCGTTCGGCTGTGTGCCGTGTCGCTTGCTGTGTCTGCATGGTAGCACGGTTGAATGCCGTTTGTCAAGCATTCAACCGTGCTTTCTGCGTTTTGCACAATTCGGCACGGTTGAATGTTGTGCAAATTGCACAGTTGAATGCCGGACGGCAATGTGCTATATTATTTATAATTAAAACAACAAGGGGGTATTATATGCCAATATCAGAGGCAAAGAAACGAAATAACGCGAATTATACGGCGAAATGCGATTATATAAACATTCGCCCACTAAAGCCGGAGGGGGCAAAGATCAGAGCCGCCGCCGAAAATGCCGGGCAAAGTCTGCAAGGATATATTTTGCAGGCAATCCGGGAACGCATGGAGCGCGACGGCCTGCCCATCGACCAGCCCGCCACCGATGAAGAAAAATAAAACAGATCAGCACAAAAGCCCCTGCAAGCTCACCGCCTGCAAGGGCTTTTCTTTTTCCCACTATTCACACCACACCACCAGCCAGCAGGCCGCCCACCACCAGCAGCACCGGGCAGCAGCTCACCAGCCAGCACCACACCAGCACCAGCCCCAACACCGACAGCCAGCACACCGCACACACCCAAACACACAACACCCGGCGGAACACCAGCGGCCAGCACCGCCGCCCGGCAGGCCGCCGCGCCGACGATCACCAGCGGAACGCCCGCCCGCGCCGCCTGCGCAGTTACTAAACGCCCGCGCACTATACCGCCCGCGCGGTAATTACTAAACGCGCCTGTACGCACCCGCGCCCGCCCGTGCGCGGTAGGTACTGCGCGCGCGTACATTTAGCTTTGCGGGTTCGAGAGCGCAAAAGTTGGGTAGGTATGAGGGCGTTTTTTCACTTCCCCTTGGGCCGGGCGGAAAAAGTGGAGGGGGGTCAAAAAAAGAAAATTGGGCAGAAATGAGGGTCGGGACGCGGGCTTGGTGGCGGGCACGGGAGAGCCGGAGGCGGCGCAGGAGAGGTAAAGCCGGGGCGGTGCTGTTGGGCGCGGCGCGGTGGGGGGCAAAAAAATAAAGGCAAGCACAGGTTTGTGCAAGCCTTTTTCAATCCCGCATATCGCCGGTGAGCCATTCAATGGTCACGCCGAGAACGCGGGCAAATATGACAAGTTCATAATCGGTTACAAAGCGCAGACCGGTTTCTATGCGGCTGATCGCCTCGCGCCCTATGCCAAGACCGGCTACTTGGAGCTTGGCGGCAAGTGCGTCTTGCGAGAGGCGCTGCGCGGTGCGGGCTTGGTGGATTCTATCGCCGGAGATATTGGCCTTGCCGTCGTATGTATAAATCTTCAAACCTTTTCACCTCACTTTACTTGACAATAGCATTTTTTACGCTTAATCTTGTAATAAAGATTTACAAAACATAAAAAAGCATAGAAAAAAGTAAAAATGATTTACAGATGAAGCGGAGGCCGGGCAATATGAGAAAGCAGCAGGAACGGAGAAGCGGGCGGCAATGGCTGGTTGCGGTGCTGGCGGTGGTGCTGGGGCTGACGGTGGCCGGGTGCAGTGCGAGTGCGGCCAGCAGCCACGAACACGAATGGGAGGAGGCTACCTGTGAAACGCCGCGCGTGTGCAAGACCTGCGGCGAAACGGACGGCGAACCGCTGGGCCATACTTGGCAGGAGGCCACCTGCCTTGCCCCAAAGACCTGCACGGTTTGCGGGAAAACGGAGGGGCGGAAATCGGAAGATCATGTGTGGGGTGAGGCTACCTGCACGGAGCGGGAAAAGTGTGTGCTTTGCGGCAGGGAAAATTTGCACAGTGAACCGCTGGGGCATGACTGGATTGCACCGACATTGGAGGCACCCTATACCTGCGCACGGTGCGGTGAACAGCAGGGAGAGCCGCTGAAATTAAGTTCGTTTAACAGGGGCGACTATAACAAGTGGAAAGAACACCCGACAAAAGAGCAGTATGTTGGCATGAGCGGCTATGTTGCAGTTACGCACTGCACCTATGTGTACTCGACGAAAGACAGCCCTTATGAAAACAACTGGCTTGCAGCACCGTGGTATGCAACTACCTACGAAAAAGACAAGCAGTTTTTTAACCCGGTTGGAACGGTGGAGCATAAAACGCCGGTCACTGTAATTGAACAGGAATTGACAGGCGGAGAATACGGAAAAGATTTTAGCGGTTATCTGCTGGTGGAACGGGTAGACAATGGAGAGCAGTTTTATATTTCCGTGACGGACTTTGTAACGGAAAGAAAAAGCATAAGTATAAGAAAGTGAAGAAGAACAAAAGCGCCAGCCGCGCCCCGGCGGGCGAAAGCATTGAACAGCGCCCGGAGGAGATCGACGAGCGGGAGGAGTTCGGCCATTGGGAGGGCGACACTGTGTACAGCGGCAAGGGAAAGCGAAAGACCACCCGCGCCCTGCTGACCCTGACCGAACGCAAGACACGCAAAGAAATCATTATAGCGATACCGAACCGCAAGGCTGAAACGGTGGTTAAGGCACTGGACGCACTGGAACGGAAACTTGGTGCCCGGCGGTTTAGGGCGATCTTCAAAAGCATTACCTTTGACAACGGCACCGAGTTTGCGGCGGCGGAGGGGCTGGAACGCTCTTGTGTCAACAAGCGCCTGCCCCGGACTAAAGTGTATTTCTGCCACCCGTATTCCTCTTGGGAGCGGGGCACCAACGAGAACACCAACGGCATGATTCGGCGGCGGTTTCCCAAGGGCACGAACTTTGCGGCGGTGACGAACGCGCAGATCGCGCAGGCCGAAAACTGGATAAATAATTATCCACGGAAGATATTAGGGTACAAGTCAAGCGAGATCGTATTTAGAGAGTGCCTGCGGGAACTGGGCATTGCGGCATGATGGGTAGATAAAGAGAGCAAAATATAGATAAATCGTTGAAAAAGGCGTGATGTGTTATAGTCGGTGCAATAGAATAGGGGTTATAACAGGCTGCCAACAAAAGAGTGAATGTTGACGGCTTTGTTGTGGTGCGATAAAATGTACAAAAATATAAGCAAAAAGTTGTTGCATTTGACTATTGAATTTTTCAGGGAGGCTTTTTTATTTACAACCTATGGACGTAACTGCAATTTTATGGTATACTATATCGGTTAAAGTGGGGAGGTATAGGACTATGCGCGTTTTGGGCATCGACCCGGGGTATGCCATTGTGGGCTGGGGCGTTGTGGAGTACATCAGCAACCGCTTTGCACCCATCGGCTACGGGGCGGTCATCACCGAGAAGGACACGCCCTTTGAACAGCGCCTCGTTGAAATTTATGAGAGCGTATTCGACATCTGCAAGCGCTACCGGCCCGAGGCCCTCTCCATCGAAAAGCTGTACTACCAGCACAACCAGACCACCGTCATCGGCGTGGCCGAGGCCCGCGGCGTCATTGTGCTGGCCGCGGCGCAGTGCGGCGTGCCGATCTACGAATACACACCCATGCAGGTCAAGCAGGCCATCACCGGCTACGGCAAGGCCGTGAAGAAGCAGATTCAGGAGATGACCCGCATAATGCTGCACCTCGAGTCCGTCCCCAAGCCCGACGATACCGCCGACGCCCTCGGCATGGCGATTGCCCACTGCCATTGCAGCCGCAGCCGGTTGATGGGGACACCGGTGAGATAA